GGGACCTGCACAGTTGTTACTGTGATTAGACAAGGACAGGGTTGAGCACAAGGATCGAACCCGCAGTCGCACGCTTGCTCAACATAGCGGCGTCTGCGTAAGACAAGTGCCCGATTATAGACCGGGACCAAGTCTCACTTCCAAAGCAGAATTCTCGAACACTACCCTGCACACGCAAGCCAAACAACTCACACAGATGACGCAAATCATCGTCAGTGAGCCGATTGGCCATTAAGTGCATCAAGGGATGCCCGACAAAACAGCCTAGGAGGGGTTGAAGGTGGAGGAGTTCCGTAGAAGTCTGGCGACCGTATAATCGCCGAGGAGCGTTGTGCCGCACAGAGATAAGCGGGCCTTCAAAACCAGTCCCGATGTTAAAACCTTTCCCGTAGGATGTGGTTAACATGTCGGTGGTTAAGCTCACCCCGCTCAGCTCCATTGCTGCGCGCTCCAACTCCGTAGCACACTTGGTCAAATAAGTTGTCGTCGCATTACGAGGTAGCGACTTGACCGCGCGTTCCAACTTCAGTTTGTCTGGAGGGTGCTCAACGACACGAAGGGTCCGTATATAGCCGTTGACATTGTACACTGGCGCACCCTCCAGGGCGACGGCACCTGTGCACAGAAGTTCCAAGTTTTTGTGGGACACGCCACCCCGGAAACGAGCTGCACTCGCAATCATTTCACCGACTGCATTACAACCCGACCGGTTAATACACGAGCGTGCACCCACGAGCAGAGTGTTGATTGCATTTAGTGGTGACAACTTATCGACGTTAGTCCAGTTACCACTCACCAGGGATGCGACAGATCGGGCAAAGTAGCCCACAGAAGAGACAGGACCAATAGCCATACGCAAGAACTCCGCGACCCTATTACCCAATGACTGTTTAGCAGGATTCATCCTGCACCCGTAGTCTGCTGCGCGCTGCAGCAATGGAGCACAAGACGTCAAGTCATGGACACGGATAAAAACGTCGTCACCAGCGTGAAGCGCGAACAGCTTGTCATAGACAGGCGCAGTCCAGGCGGCACGGAGGTAGGCGGCGTTTAGAACGGAGTTGATGAAGGTGGTACCACGATGCCCGCTCATCAGGGTGCCATAGACCTTCTTCCACTCGCCGGAGACCTTGCAGTATGTCTGGTCGAACGAAGAAACCAAGACAGAAGAAAAGGCGGCATCAACGTTGAGCTTGGAACACAACTCACGGATAACAGTCTGCATGCTAGCAGTGCTGTGGTGAGAGTTGAAATCATCATAGTCCAACATCAAGTTGACGCCGCCACCCAAGAAAGAACGCCGAACACGATCGGCGATAGAAGAATGACCACCACCCCCTGGATCGAGGAGGACGCGACGGTTGCGCCAAGCACGCTGCACAGGTCCCAACAACCACTCGAATGCAAAGTAGGACCTAGTGTCGCAAGCGTAGATAGCACGACTTTTACCATGCTCCAACTTCTCGGAGCAAGAGACCAGGGTCTTACCAGACCAAGTAGGTATCGGGTTTGATGTGCAAGCCTCAGCTGCCATTCGTCGATAAGTCTGAGTATGAAAGCGTGTGAGCTGCGAGTGGTCAATGCCGAGCTCGTCAGAGGCGGCAGGTGAGTGAGACCCATTAACACACCACAGCCAACGCTTATCCCAGAACTCATCCATGTCAGGCAGAGTGCATTCACGCAGCTCGTCGTCGAGTATAGCCCTCACATGCTTAGCCAGTTCGTGTTGATCACAGTGCAAGACCTTAGCGGCAACACCCTCGGGCGATAACCGGTAATCACGATCTTGTGAGAGATCAACAGAAGCAGCGAGTCTTCCAGCAAGGACGTTACCTTCTACAAGCATACAGCCGAAAGTACACTGACTAGCACCAACGGCTTTAAGAACGGTGCTCATAGATTTAGCGAACGACGGATCAGTGACGTACTTAAACGCAATGTCATATCCGAGGCGGGGGAGGTGGGAAGAGAGACCGAAACCAAAAAGACAGAAAGATTGCATCACATCGTCGTACACAGAACCACCGAGCAAGGCGATAAATCGACCGACGGACGCAGGCGAAAGGGATCGAGACAAAGAAAGTAATAAAGGAGCGAGACGAAGGTTACCCTTAGAATAAACGGCAGCGTGCTTCTTTTTCGGGAACAGAGCGTGTCTAAAACGTTTGTCCCGAATTACACGGAAAAATAAGGAAGAACAACTATGAAGAGAGTCAATAGAAAATTTCTGAGAGAAAGAAGAACATATAGCAAGGAAAGGCGCTGAGGCGGCAGCGTTCCAGACAAACCCCCGCTCTAGACCGGCAGCAGTGTAGAACAACTCAGTCAGTGAAGACTGATCGACATCACACTGTAGCGGAAAAGGGAGCGAGAGCACGGCAGAAGCGATTGGGAGTAGCGGGTGAGAGGAAGCTAATCTGCCGAAAGAGGAGAAAACCGATGTGGCTGCGCCACCGAAATCATAATCGAATGAGCCAGAATACGAGGAGAGACCGAAAGACCTAAACAGAGAGAGGAGTACCGAACCGACTTGACCGAAACGGTCAGCCCGTTCGGCTAGTTCAATATCCTGATGCGACATTTAATTATTGTCGCGCACTCTGAGAGGCAGAAGATTCGGGGACAGGCCAAGGGGTAGACGGGTTAGATTCAGAACGCTCAGTGGGCCGAGCGCGCTCAGAGGCAGCACCTCCACCGACGTTCACACCACCCTCGCGAGCGAGAGTCGGGGCACGTACCGCGGTATACTGAGGGGCGGCGCTGACCGGCTCAGCCTGGTCACCGTGAACATCAGCGACACCAGGGTCGAGCTTTTCAACTTTCTTGTCAACACGATCAGCTGTTTGCTGTTCCGTGTCGGCAGGAAGGACGACCGGGTCGAGTTTGATGGCAGGGGCATTGAGACGAGGAGGGCAGAAAGAAATTGGCATGGCAGCGTGGTCGGCACGACCGAAAGTGCCGTAACGAGCGTTGGCGGCGGCGAGCTCCCGAGTAGCCCGAGTACGCGCACGACGAACAGAAGCGTCATAAGTATTTGACTTACCGACTTTGAGACCGGTAGGGCGACTAACATTGATAGTAACCTTGGACGACAAAAATTCGGCAGTAGTCGGCACGTGTTCGAGTGATGGTATGCCATCATCGTCGAGAGACACATGCGACACATAGACACCGAGCGTAGCATTTAGGTTCAAGAACTCGCCGGGTGCAGGGAAGGGAGATTGCCCACGCGTCCAGAGATAAGAGGCGATCGACGAGTCGGCTTTAAGGCGAGCTTCGACGGTACCGGTGGCGTCAGTACCACCAGGTTGCACAATACCCATAGGGTCCATCTGACGGATACGCACAGAGGAGAGTCCGTTCAACGAATTGCCAAGCCAGTGGTACAACATAGGCGTCGTGCGGGCCGAACGGACCTGGACCGCAAACGCAGAGGCGTAAGCGTCACAACTCCCGTAAGGTGAGATCGATTCAAACAAAGGGTGGGACACATCAGTGCCCACGTCGCCGAGAGAACAAGAGCCAGCGAGCCTGGCCCTCTCTGGGCAGAAAGAGATCGGCAGCAAGGATGTCGGTTCGATCCAGAAGAAAGGCGTAACCGAAGCAAATTTAAGGTGCCGGTTGTCATCCGGGATAGAGATGGCACAAGCGCTCAGATGGCGCGCAACGTGATGCTCACCACCGCCACAACCAAAGATCCGGCCTAAAACGCCAGCATAGTTGTTACCAAACTTATCCATGACAGAATTAATTTGAGACCTGTGACGAGCCACCATCGCGTCAGTCCCAGCTAGATTAGCGCCGGGGTCGACTTCGGGGTCAGACGCGGTAGTACCGTTAGACAAGAAAGGAAAGATAGATCCACGGAGTTCGACACAAGGATCAGCGAAAGCGACACCGGCAGCCGTGGTGAGCAGGATAGCATCACAATAGGCTGCGACAGCGTTAAAAGATCCTGTCTGCAGCGCAGGGATGCCGGTATACACGTCAAGGCCAGAGTGGATACCTCCAAATGGGGGAGAGAAGGCCCCACGACGAAAGACGTCACGCATGAAACCTCCCTCATCAGTGTGACCTACAACAGTAAGCACACTGTGGAGACCACGCGCAAGTGCGTAACCGAAGAGAGATCCAACGTTACAAGCAGCCATGTTTCCGCCCAGAATACGGAGGCTACCGACAATGGCAGCGGTGAGAGCAGATCCAGAGACAGACGAGATCAATGGACGACGGGTAGTAGCGTCGAGTTCAACAACGTCAGTGGCGACAGCACTACCTTCACCGGCGACAGCATTAGCCAAAACGGAGAAGATGTTCTGGTTCATCTGGGTTTCAACAAGACGTGGGATGAACACAGCATTGGTGAGCGCAGTAATGGGAGTATCGGCTGCACCGAGAGTGTGGATGGTCAACTCGTTGGTCGAGCGCAGGTGCGACGATTCAAGGTTGTCATACAAGCTAGCACAGGCCAGTGCTTTTCCAAGACGTTCGACAACGCCGGCCAGATTAGTGATTTCGAAAACCGAACTGAAGTTGGAATACTTACGAGCCAGGTTTATGAAATCGTCACGCAGATCAGCGTGAGTATCGTACATCGCATCGTACGACGCTGTTCCGACAGTAGCAACACCAAGCGCATCCTTGATGTGCTCGTAAACCCGGCCAACTTCATATTGGATAGACACAACGCGGGATTCAGAGTTGTCCTGTAGGACAGCGGAAGTTCGGGCGGTAGCAGCGTAACGCCGGTACTCGTCCTTCTTGACTCGGGGATTACCAACTGGAGCGCCAAGAACTCCAGAAAGGAAGTGGTTAGTGACCACGGCACGGGGAACGGTAGGTTCAGAAGACATAATTTCCGCTGAGCTGATACTTAATTCGAATATGTAGGGATCAACGGAACCCTCCTCCTACGATAGACAAACCTGCCCGGACAGCGCGCGCACAATGTTTCAGTGGGATTAACCGGTGGGCCAGCGCATGACTCCTGCGTATCAGCACGAGAACCGCTCTGCGCAACGAGCGGGATATTCCGGAAACGATGGG